ATTCATATTGTAAGTTGAAATTCCTGTTGTTGCAGTTTGTGCAAGACCAACCTGAATAGTATTAATTACTGCAGTTGTTCCAATTCCTGCATTGGGAATAAATTCAACTATAATATTATTATTATCAAGATATGGCCAGAAAGTTCCATATCCAACGTTATTGGAACTGCTACCAAGAGTTGTAAATAAATTTCCAACTTCTAAATGATCACATACTTCTGTTCCATCATGAAGTAAATTTAACTGTGTGAATGCAAATTCTTCATTTTGAGACCCACTATCTGGATTGATAGAGACCATAACCGATAACGAATTATATGTGCTTCCAATGGAAACAATAGTGACCCCAGTTCCGACATTATTAAATTTGGTACTTGATGTATTAATTACAGCAATATCACCAAAAGAACTATTTCCTATACCAGCAAATTCGTCATCAATTTTATATGAAATATAAGAAATATTAAAGTCATTAAAATCTACTTTTTCATCTACCGGATAAAATCTAACAAAACCTTGTCCTGCAGAAATACCAAAATCAAGAGAACCTAGATTTTTATTTGTAGTATGAATTATACCATATTCGTTACTATAGCTGTAATTGTCATCATGAATTACATCAAAGATTGATACTTGTCTTTCTGAAGTAAATCTCTTATCTCTAGCAAGAACAATATATCTTAAAAATCTATGACTATCTAAGTTAAACACGTCAAGGTCAACATATTCTTCTGTTCTTGGTCTATGGTTAAAGTAAGGACTAATATCATCTATCGCCAAGACTCTATTACCAATTGCTTCATCATAAGAAGATATAAACCTACTTTCAAAAATTATATTAGTTGAAATCAACTCATTACCAAGTTCGGCATAATCTTCTCTTACTAAATCAAAATCATTTACACAATTAATGTCAATTATGCCTACAATGTCCTTAATTAAATTGACATATGAAGAACCTTGAGTTGGTGAAGTTATAATTGAAGATTGGTTTTGATAAGATTCAAGTTGATAATTTGCAAACTTTTTGTAACCTGCAACGTGAGTCATTGCAGAAATTGGATCGTTCCACTTTTGTAGAGGTACAGTAGATTTTAGCGAATATGAGAAATTTTGATAATAATCATTATCGGGAATTCTTTGAAGATCATTATTCAAGAAACCTGCAATTTGCTTCCATCCCTTATCTCTTTTTATAGTGCTTCCATACTTGCCGTATGCTTTGAATGGGAATATATTTTCATCAATTAATCCTCTAGATTTTGAAGTAACTCCAGTAATTTTTTCGTCTGCAACAAATTCATCAGTAGAGTTAATTTTGAGAATTGAGTATTCCTCATCCCAATCTTCAACTATTGCTGTGTTGTTGCCAGATTTAACAATTTCATCAATAATAAATCTATTTTGTTTAATGTCTACAGTGAAAATTGGAAAATCTCTTTGAGGAAGTAATCTTGGAGTAGACGTAATTTTACTAAATTCAACAACACTCAATCCAGTCCCTAACTGATCTCCAATACTAAACGTGACCACTCCTGCTGCTCCACCAATGTTAGGATCAACCGCAGTAATGGTGAACAAATCATAGTTATATTCATAACTATTAAATCCTCGCTCAGAAGAACCAATACCCGGATTACATCCCTCAACCATCAGTTTTTCGCCAACAACAAATGGATAGTAATCGCCAGTAGAATATTCAGTTTTTATAGTTGCAGCAACTGTTCTTGTTGATGGATCATATACCATACCATCACTGAGAGGACCGACATCAACAGGAACACCAGCACCAGATTTAATTGGATAAATCTTTGGCAAAACATTGTTCATTCCATAAGTGTTTTTAAGAATCTCTACTCTTGATTCTTTACTATTAAATTTAAGATCAATATCATCTACAATTTTACCCGTAATTCCGTCAACAACAATTAAGCTTTTCGCATCAAGATATCCTCTACCAAGAGAGGAAATTCCAATAAATTCAATAGAAGTAAATGGAGTAATACGTAAAGATTGTGAGTAGAAGAATATTGGATTGAGTGTTTGATCTGATGGAAAATCATATCCATAATCAGTAATTTCAACATCTTCAATTTTTCCAATATCAGAACTTTGTAATTCTAATACAGATCCAAAACCATTTGCGGTTGTAACTGTAGTGAATCCAGGAAGAACTTTATAGTTTTCGCCAGTATTCAACATCTCTATTTCAGTGATTGATCCATCAGTATGAGTACAATCGGTTATATACGATAATGATGCGTTATCCGAAGTATATAAAGCATTTTCAGGAACTTTACTTAAACTATAAGTAAAACTGGTGGCAGTAGAGACTGTTACTTTATGGGAACCAGAATATGCACTATTCACAATTACAATAGAACCCGCACCAAATACCGATTTGTCAAGATATACTCCCTTTTTAGATTCTTGTAATGGAACACCCGGAGTATATTTTGAAATTAAATTATAATAAAGTTCTTTTGGAGTGTCGTCATCAACATTTAAAATTACATTTGAATTTTGACCAACTATTCCAGTTTTTATTACTTTAAATTCGGTATCTGTTGGATTTTTTGTCCAAGGTTTTGTAAATGTATTATCTTCGTAAAAGTCTAAATCAAACGCAGGATAGTCATTTTGGAAATAAGTATACTTTAGGGATTCATCTGACAGATCAAATCTAACTAAACTATACCCTTCAACATTAATTTTAGGATTAACTATACCTAACGTTCCTGTAGTGGTTGCTATGCCAACAACAGTAATTGGTTGTTCCAGTTGAGAATTATATAATGTTTCCGAAAGTTTAAAATTATCCTTATCAATTTTAACTGAATAATATGCAGTATTATGATTAAATGCCGCTAGTGCTTTATCACTAGTATGGATAAGTTTGTCTCCTGTAGAGAAACCATGGTTTTCTATATTAATAACTCCGGTAATTGTATCAATACCAAGAGGTTCAAACGTTTTTGGATTTATTATAATGTTTCTATTATAATCGTCATATTTCACAACTACAGTTTTTTCAAGTTTTGGTTTGATATCAAACAAAACTCTATGATTAGAACTTAGTCCATGAGTGGTTGCAGTGCTAACAGTTACTTTGTTACTAACTGCATTTGCTGTAATCTTTGGATATTGAGTAGTAAAACTATGGTAAGAACTAGTTCCAGCACCAACAAAGTATACTAGTCCAACATTATTAGTTGTTGCTGCAACCCCCACAAATGATCCTGTAGAACCAATACCAACTTTAACTGTAGAAATTCCAATAAAATCTTTATCGAATTTTGCAACATAGTAACTTCTATCGTCACCAAAATCAGATCCAACACCAATAGATGTAGTAGTATCTTCATATTTAATTGCAACTGCATTACTTCGATTTTTATTATATTTGACAATATCGCCTGTTTGAAGATTGTGGTCTTTGATATAAATTTTTTGTGGCAAAACAAATACATTTGTTGCCCCAGCACCAGGATTTGCGAAACTTATAGTGACTCCCAAACCTGGATTTGAAATACTGGGAGATAATCCGACAGATTCACTAGGGTTGAAATAAATTTCTTTATTAAATTTAAATTTAAATAAATTGTCATAATCAGAATTAAACAAAAACTTATTTGCTAAAACTGTTGCAGATGTTCCAACAAGGTGGATTGGTGAAGATGTCCCATCAATACCTCTAAGAATTCTAAGTCTACCTGATTGTTTTTCAACATTAAGAACTTTGACTTTTTCATTAGATATCTGAATAATATCGTTCTCTTTAATTGAATCAAAATTAGTATTGTTAATATACAGATATGCAGGAGAACCACTATTACCAATGATATCTAGAGCATAAGTTGTTGCTCCAAGACTAACAAGAGTACATTCAGTTGCGGGAACATTTACTGTATAACTTCCTTTATATGGAGATTTTATTGTTGAGAAGTTTGAAAGGGTTACTATATCTTTATCACTATGAGCATGAGGACTTGTTCCAATAGCAACAAACTCGCCTTTTCTTGTAGAAGGATAAATGGATACATTACTATAGACTGTACTGCACGCAATACTTGATATCTTTTTCCCTTTAACAAAAGATACTCTAGCAGCAATACCTGATCCTCCAGATTTAGTTTGATCAAAAACTAACCTATCATTTACTTTATATAAATCTCCACCACTTAATATTTTTACAGAATCAACCTTACCTCTACGAACTGTATTTGTGGTTAATTTTTGCTTTAGATCATTTGGAAGTGTAATGTATGGATATCTTGTGTTTTTATCAAAGAAATTATATACTGAAGTGTTTCTCTTATAATCACTTTGATTCAAATCAAAATCATCCTGATTTGAAGTCCTTTCAGAATTAAATTTACTTGGAAGTGAATAATAATTTTCTCCAATTATGTATGGAAAAACTGGTCTCTTATAATTTTTAAATATTCCACTACCATCAACAAGATCACTTATAGTTGAGAAATATGCATAGGTTCCATTTGGAAATTCTGGAGTTATACAGTATCTCCCATTATTTTTATCAAGAACACTTTGATCCTCTACTCTGTAAAAAGTAAAGTCTTCTATAAAATATCCAGAAGCAAAATTGGGAGGTCTATTTTCTTTAAGAGAAGATTCGTCAATATATCCACTCTTCATTCTAGTAACTACACCACCAGATCTTAAAGAATATCCATAAGGTCCGTAGATGGGATTTCCGTCATATGCCCACCCAATGATTGGAGAATGATTTGTTGAGTTTAATTCTGTTCTATTAAACGGAATATCATTTGCCCCATATGACTTATTGCCCTCAGAATCACTTGGAATCATTATTCTTCTCAAGTATCTCGGAGTATAAAGGTGAGCATACTGAATACCATAATCTTTAGTGAGTGATCTTGTTAACACTCCATCATCTTGTTCAAGTTTATCTAAATTTTCTTCAAATAAATTTATTTTCCAAGATTGCAATTTAGGTTTAAATTTGGACTGAGAAAGAGATTCTAGAGATACTGCACGAATTGTCGTATTATCTGGACTATACCCACGACCACCTTCAATTACGATAATTTTATCAAGTGTACCATCACTTCTAAGTGTTGAAGTTAATACCGCGCCAGTTCCATCTCCGTCAACAATAATATTTGGAGAAGAAGTAAAATTTTGACCTCGGTTCAAAGGAATTGCTTTAGTTATTTGACCATTGTTAGTAATAACTTTAATTTGAGAAGATTGTCCAATAGAATAACGAACAACAGGACTTCTTTCAAAATCTCTAACGTCGGTAACACCATAACCAACTCCACCATTGCTTATATGAACATTATCAATTAATCCTCTAAATCTTGGTTGAATTTCTGCAACAAAATCTGATCCAATACCAGTTTTTCCAGAAAGAGTAACAATGATTGCTGGATGGTTGAAAGTGTGAGTACCAACTCCAGATCTAATTAAATTAATATATTCGCCTCTATTTGAAAATATATTCGCAGTATTTCCGACTCCGGGAATAGAAAGTTTGAAGGAATCTTCATCTAAAATTGTTGCAATATAATCAGTGTTTATAGAAAGACCTGTTATTGCAGTTTCTGTAGAACCATAGTATTGGATTATATCTCCAGTGGAATATCCATGATTAATAGATGTAATCACATTCTGCGATGTATTGATGCCTACGTGAGGAGAAGTAACCTTTCGGTTAGAATACCCCTGGCCAGGTTCAATGACGCTAATAGAGTCTATCTGACGCTTCTTGAGGAGTGCTTTTAGATTATGTCTACCAATCCCATTTCCAGTTAAGTCTACAGTATTAATACCGGTAACAGCATCATTGCGAGTGTTGAAAAGTTTTACATGAGTAGAATTTGCAATCCCAACGTAATATGCTGCATTGGTTGTCAATCCTACAATTGCCTTCTGATTTGCAGTTCTATATGTAACTTGCTCATAGTCTCTAAATTTATGATATGTAGAAAACCCAATTGTATTTGTAGACTTATTAATAGTAGTACTATCAAATTCTGCAATATGATCCGACAACTTCATATTTACTGAAGCAGTGGCACCTTCTCCATTACCACCAGATATTTTAATCGTAGGAGTTCCCTCATAGTCAAATCCTCTATTAATAATATTAATAGAATCTAACGAACCCGTAACTCCAAGAAAACCACCTGCACCCTTTCCACTAGAATCTTCAATGATTAAATTAGGAGGATTGATGATATCAAATTGATTATCGGAAGAAATTACGTCAATACTTTTAACTTCACCATAGTAAATATTTCGGTTTGACTTATAGTTTAAAATTTCAACACCATTTGCTAAAATTCCAGTCATTCCTGGACGTGTTTTAATAATACTTGACGATTCTTGTGATGGTACTGGAATTTCTCTTAAAAGTTTTTGGTCCTGTAAAATTTGATTATGATAATCATGTAATCTAATCTTATTGTTTCTTACCGTTGTAGATTTAAACGTAACATATTTTTTAAAGAAAATATTTTCTTTACTAATAGAAAAATTTAAAGTTGTATCATCAACCTTACTAACATAATAAGCACCAGCATCAAATAATTTAGTACCCTCAATATTTTCAGTTTGTTTATTCCCATTTATATCATAAAACTCTCTTGTAATAACTTCAGAATAATATTGAACTTTATCTCCAGTATTTAATCCATGATTTCTAGTAAAAGAAACTTCAGTTCCTTCAAAAGTTCCATTAATATCTAAATCGATAGAATTGATAGAGATTCCTTTTGATGGTATGGACGAAGATGCTACTAAAATGCTATTATTAGAATCATTATAGACGTTTTGAACATCTGAATGATAATTCCCTATATTTGTAAAATTTGGTGCAATGCCTTTTGAAATTCTTTTTCTTATAGTATAGATTCCGTTAACATTAAGTTCAGAATCTGATCTAAGATCTATTTTAGTATCACTAGCAATAGACTTAACTTCGGATTTTATTAATATCCCAGAATTATCAATTACATCAATAATATCGCCATCATGGAAGTATTGCTTATTATTTAATTCTAATGAATAAGTGTTATCTGTTAAATCAATTGCAGATATCGATTTAACAGTAAAAGTTATTTTATGATTATAAACCCAACTATCAAATTTATAACCTTCACCATTGAAACCAATAGTTTTTACTCTAGATAAAATTCCTTTTTTATTGTAAAGAGATCCACTTGGAATATTTGCATAATTAATTATTGAAGAAATATTACCTTCAACACGCTCACCATCTATAGTTGCATACGCAAAAGTATCACTATCAGTTACAGACTCTTCTTCCGCAATTTCTTTAAATATAAAACCAATATCTCTAAACTGATTAATTGTCTTAGAACCATAGTATAAATTTCCAGATGTTCCATCACTATAATTAACTCTTAAGTTACCAGTTTTAGCAAAACCAACTGTTGAATCAACGTCAAGAATTGTTGAACCTATAGAAACCTTATTTAATAATCTAGTTTTTGATGTTGTTTTAAAATCGCCATAAATTGCTCCATCAAATGTAATATCTCTATTATATCCAGCATCAATATCAAGCCTATAATATATTTTTCCACCTTTTCCAAGCACTCTTTCTGAATATGCAATAGGTGCATATGATTTTGAAGGTCTATCTTGGAAAAGAGTAATATTTTCAATGTTATCAAACTTATCTACATTTAGAGTGGGTTCAATTACCAAACTCTCTACTTGATCATATTGTGCATCCGAAGGTCGAAAAAGTAAATCAGTAGGATTTATTAATTCTACATTTACCCCATATAGAGCTTTGAATAAAATTTTGAAGGATTCTTCGGTTCCTTTTGACGCATAAAAACTTCTTATCTGCTTAAGGAAAGTGTTTTGATTTACTCCATAACTAAGTTCTCTATCATCAAATCCTAAAGCAAGTTCTTTTTTCTTTTTATTTAAAAATTCAGCTAGAAAAAGAACACTGAGATTTATAATATCATTATTTCTTCTATGTCTTTTAGCGTTAGTAGTTTCAAATAACACTGAATCCAGTGCATTGCCATCTGTATAATCGCAAATACCACTAAATCCTCTAATACATCCTGTAAAAGTAGTTGCAGTCTTGCCGGTATATGTAATAATTTCATCTTCAATTTTTAGAAGTCCATACTCATCTGGGAATCCCGAAGTTGAAGATACTGTAATTTTATTATCAGAGGCACTAATATTTTTTTCTAACTTAATAGAAGATACTGTATTTGTAAACGAATCAATTTTATTATATTGATCAATATTATTGATTAAATCAATTGGACCACCTTGATACTCCTGCCCTCTATAATACTCTCTTAAAAATTCAGATATCAGAGGAAAATCAGACCTGACATATTCAGGAACTTGATTCTTAACGATTTTGGAAAGTTGAACTCTTTTTTCTGTCATTTTAATTTAAGTATTAGTATCCGCTGCTGTAACCACCGCCACCGGAAGAACCGGAAGAAGATGAGGAAGAAGATGAGGAAGAAGAAGATGAGGAGGAGGATGAAGATGATGACGAGGAAGGTGTTGGTGTTTGAGACGGCGTATTTGCTTGCTGTGTGGCAGTTGTAGGCGAAATGCCCGTGTTATACACACTTGTAGCAGTTGCCCTAGTACCTGCTCTTGCTCGCGCCTCTGCGAAGGGAGTTGTACCTACTCTTCCACCAGATCTGACTAAGTTGCCAGTTGCATAACTGGAAGATGTTATGTATGTAGATGCGGAAGAATCAACACCTGAAGAAATATCATCAACTACCAGGTCAAAAATGCTATTTTTAATATCCAATTGCAAATATAGATCTTGAAGACCAATTACGTCATTGGATTTTGGTGCTACTGATATCTCAATAATAGGTTGTCCATCAACTATTTTTCCTGAAGTCACATTTATAGGATTCAATGTTACAACACCGTTAGCATAGTCAATTGTTCCTACGTTTCTTTTCACAATACTAGGATTTTGAGAAGTTAAAGTTGGAACAGTAAAGAAGAACAAATCTCCAGTTAAATTATCAAAATTTGGAACATCTCCCAGGTATAAAGTCTCTTGAATTCCACTAACAGTAAAACCAGATGATTTTATGTTATATCCCTCAAGACTATTAATATGGAATTGATTGCCAAAACCAATAGAGTATTCGGCAAAAGTATTTAAGACAACTCTCAAATCTCTTCGTATACTAATATTAGTTATATTAGATGTAATTGCCTGATTACTGTCATCAATAATTCTTTGAAATCTGGAGTATTTAAATCTTGCGCCGTATCTATTTAATTCCGTTGATTCTGCATATTTTTGAACATTATTTTGCACAATTGAAGAAACCCTCTGTGAAGAAGGGGTTAAATTTGAGTTATAGTAAACTTTTGAATCAATTTCAACATAAAGATACTTCAGATCAAGAATTTCTGTAACAATTCCTGCTACAGAGTATTTTTTTAGTTTTTGTTTAATATTTTCTTTAATTAAATTTGGTAAAAAGTCTCCAAATTTAGGTTTTATACTAATAAAAACTTTTCCATACTGAGGAGGTACCAATTCTTCTCCTCCAAACACAGAAATAGATTCTGTTTCAGAATAAATTTTTGATGGGATTAAAGTTTCATAATCTAAAGATGTAACTGCTCTATTTTGAGTTGTAAATGACCTAGGAGCGAATTTTTTGATGGATTCTACACTTTCAATGTTTTCTCCGCCAGAGGAAGAGATGCCAGTCGTTAATAATGAGACTCCATCAGTTACAGTATACTCTGTTGCATTCCTCTGATACGTAATTCGACCATTAAATACAAAATTACTGACTCCGTTAGCACTATCACCATTAGATCTAATGTAATTTATCGTTATAACATTACCATCGTCCAATTTGTGCCCAAAAACACCATCTCCAAACAAAATTTCATACCTTTCATCTTCTACTTCTTGCAAAAAGTATACTTTTGCAAATCTATTAGACCCAAACAGATTATCTTGCCTAGAATAACGTGCAGCTGCGGTTGCAGTTTCACTATCTCGAACAAAAACTGACATTAAATCCGTGTCAATACCCGAATTCGGTAAAATAAACTTCTGATTGTAGTCTCTAGAATTAGTAGTGAAGTTTTGAGTGATTAGTGGACCTTCATATATTGGAATATTAGTAAAAATAGCAATTCCATTTGAAACAGGAACCGTAATATCATCAATAATTGAGAAAATAAACGAAGAATTGGCAAAAGTTCCTTGAGAAGTTGCAATTGGTCCCTTCTTGAGGGTCAAAGAAACCGGTGCAGGTGATGCTGCAGACACATCAACGAAAAAACTAACCGTTGCTCTTGCAGATTTTCGTGATTTTGGTAAATATCCTATATTTCGTGCAATTGAAACCACATTCTCTCTCAATGTTGCACTATCAAGGAATACTTCATTAGCAACCATGTTGGCATTATATGAAGTAATGTATGTATTATATGCTAAAACATCAAGAATAGTCGATAGGTTAGATCCCTCAAAGTCATAATCCGTAAAATTGGAATTTGACTGAAGATAATCTTTGAGTGATTGTTTAACCTGATCGAAATCTAGGTTTGAAAAGTTTGATAACGGCATTTTACCTAGTTGGTTGCAAAATA